CAACGACTCGCTCTGCCTTCATATCCACCTGCGCGACGGTCTCACGCGCACATACTGGTCCATCTGCTCCACCAAAAGCACCAGTAGAAGAAGGCACCCTACAATCGAAGAGTTCAGCATCCTCTCCAAACGCATTGATGTTCACACCCGTTGGAATGTGAACCTTCGCATTTTCGAGATGACCCCAAACACTGTAACCCAATGCAGTTGTTCCTCCAGCAAGTTGGCCATAGACAACAATATTAATTCTACCCAGAGAAAATTGTGGATTAATCAAATTTATTTGCGACTGTGGTAAGACTAATGGAATTCGCAACTCCATCGCCTTTTGAGTGGAAATATCCATCTTGACATTTGGAAACCCACTCATACATGTGAGACTCTTCAATTGAAGAGAATTTCCTTGATAGTTCTTATAATAAGGAAAGTCCCACATAATCAACCAACCCTGCTGAAAAGGTTGAGGGTTCACGGTCACACGAATAACGAACTCACCTTCAACAAAAGTGAGCCCGTTCAATTTTTCTCGAATTGGGGCCAATTGCATCCACGCATCTGGTAAATGAAAGCTACGTATACTAGTCCCTGGAGTCTGAGCTTGAGTCCAGGAGCCAGTATACATCAACATGGGTCGCTTCAACCAACTCACAATTGAGTGCTGATGCATTTCAGTTGCGGTTAAACCAAGTTCCCTTGGCATCTCCTTGGGAAAAGCATAGCCAGCACTAGCTACACCTCCCTGATCCTGAAATGTAACGATTTCTCGCTCAGTAGCAGAAGAATTCTGCTCTGAGAACACACCTGTCGTATTTTCTGACTCGTTACTCATTTTAGTTGTACTTTCATAGGGGGTTTGGTTATACTCAACCATCGAGATACTTTAAAGCAGGAGCTAAGTTAGTATCAGACTCTAATGGAATATAGGGCCCAGGAGTTGGAAAACCACTTGACTGAGCTAACTACTTATCCAAGTAAAATAACATTATATGAAGATGAACCATCTGGGGACTCAATGAGAGTGAGTCTAACACTCTAATCCTCCCAAAGCTTCCAAATGGATTAAATGAATATTTTTGTTATTTTTGAAGTCGTGTAACACGAATAGCTTCACACTACACGGGATAGTTTAACCTCCGCACCGTAGCAGAGAATTGCTCTTCAACCTCTTTACAGACATCAGAACCCGCTTCACCCAGTACTGGCCATTGTTTCCGCTGACCGGCGTAATGAGCACTTACAAATCTACTGAATCCTTTCGGACCAAGCGCCAACCTGCAAGCACCACAGCAAAACTGGATAATTAAGCATTCCTATTCTAAATCCAAGGCATCAAGCAATACTTGCTCCCGTCCATTCTTTGATAAGTATAATACGTCTCAAATTTTGGTCTAAAACGACGGAGGAGCCGCGCCGCTTTCTGAAAATCCTTCATATGTTCATCAAACGTATCCTCATCATACTGCGCCAATTCATAAGCAGCCATCTCCATAATAGTCGAACACAAAGAATGATGATCATCCTTACCACGGACCCACTGCGACATCTCCAACACTATTGGCAACGAAAGAGGAGCTCTCCACTTCATTAAATCCGAATCAAAAACAAATGATCTCTTCAGAAATTTTATTTCCTCCAACGAACGAAAAAGAGGCGTGACATCATTCTTCATCTCATCAGTGTACGTAAAACCAATTTTCGCAAAGGCAGCCATGACCGTATGCATATTAAAAAGGTGAGCAACTTCATCGGCAACACCAACCCAATTGTCATCACCGAAATTCCCAGTGTCAACAAATTCATGAAATCTCTTCAGAACCTCATAAGGAGTGCCCAACATAATTAACAACCAAACATAACGAATTAAAAGTGAATTAATGATTGAATTAATTATAACTGTCAGTGGGTTACCACTAGGCTGGGAATGATTCCAACCATATACAGTATCAAACAACAAATGGTTAGAATGTGCAATTTCACAGAATAAAACATAACAAATCAATCTTTCCTCAGGTGTCAAATCGAGAAGCGAAGTCAAAATATCACACACAGCCCAAAGTAACTCACCAAGAAGGCAACCATCGTAATTTCCGAAATCACCAGCAAAAACCTTACCACCCTTCTTCTTAATCCTCCGGGCAATACGATCCCAATCCTGCGAATACGGATTAGTTCCAACACACGTCTCAAAATCAATTCGATTTTCCATCAAATGGGCAACAACAGGAAGAAAATACTGTCTAACTGCAATATTAAATGTCATCTCACCAACAGAAAACAACCTCGTCTTGCCAAGTTTAACTCTTTCAAGATCTCGCAACTCATCCTTAAGCGTATCGACCCAAATTGTTGGCATACGAACACCTTTCTTCGCCAAACTAATTCGCTCATCAAACCGCTTCAAAACCGCAGGATCGTCCAAAATCCAATCATCACCCTTTCCGAGCCATTGTTCTTTTCCTGCTCCACACTCACGCATATGAATCCACGGATAACCTGGTGAACTCTTGCGCGATATACCCTTAATGTGCGGGTGTCCTTCAATCCCCTTAATAGCTTGTTCAAATGTTAAGGGACGAGTTATCCTAAGAGGAACCGAATTATACATCGCTCTCACGTCCAATACACATTGATCTAAAATATGTGGATCTATCAATGACGGTGCAACATCAGCTTTCTTCAACGCCTTCAACATCGGATCAACTCGCTCACCATCACTATTCGTGAAAGCCCTCAACACAGCTGGCGCTCTATGGTATGGAATTATAGAGGCGCCAATTGGGGATTTATAGATTTGCGATTTCCCCGGACTAAAAACCGGATCAGAGACCTTTCCAATTGGTGTAAAATTATTCCCAACCGTAGCCAATGTCAATGTATACACATTCTCACGATCCTCAACAGCACT